ACCGTCACCACCTGGACCTTCATCGGCGCTGGCTCCGGCGGGTTCGGGTCCTCGCGTACGAAGACGGTCCCGAACCTGGAGCGGAGCGTCGTCTCGAGCGCCGCCTCGGTGTCGGGCTTCCGGGCCGCCGCCATCGCGGCAGCCGCGGCCGCGTTGAACTGTGCGGTCGTCATGGCCGTGTTGTAGCTGAACCGGGCGTGGAGCCACGTCAGCGTATAGCCGAGCTCGGGCGCGGTCGTCATGTCGTCCGTGAAGTCGAACTCGACCTGGAAGACCGCCGGGTCCTCCGTCTTCGTCGCGGTGATGGAATTCTTGTCGAATCGTGCCATGATCAGGGCCTCGCGTTGGTGATCTTCAGGGTCCCCTCGAACGTCTCCCCGGGATCGCAGACCTTATCGGACGTGAGCAGATGCCGGATCCCCATCACGTCATCGGCATTGAAGACCGCCATCTCCCGGACCGTCCTGGTGGCCGTTGCGGTGAACTCGTGGAGCCACTGGCAGATCCCCGTGGGGACGTAGGTGGCCGTCACCGTGGCGCGCTCGAAACCGCCGTCCGTGAGCTCGGCCGCAAGGGTCGTCTGGGTCGTGGCCTCGGCCGTCGACCCGCTCCCGACGGCGAAGTCGGTATAGGGGGCGCCTCCCGCGATCCCCCCCAGGAGCTTCGCATTGTTCACCAGTGCATCATTCGGAATTGTTGCCATTGTCGTACACCTCCTGATCGACGAGGACCATCCCCCCGTCCGGGCCGGGGGCGTACTTCGCCCATTCCCGGCTCTTGATCGTCCCGTCCTTCCTCCGCACGACGGCCTCGATCTCGACCTCGTACGCCTGCCCCGCCTCGCTCATGCCGTTTCCTGGACAAAGGTGATCTTCAGGCTGTACCAGCCCCCGCCGAGGGCCTTGATCTTCGACGTCCCCTTGATGGCGACGTTCGTATGGGCCGTGCCGTCGATCGAGAGCGTGCCCAGGGTCCCGGTCGTCTGGACCGCCAGCTTGCCCGAGAGCAGGCGGGAGGTCGTCGTGACGCCGGCCAGAGCCGTGATCGCCGTGAGGGCAGAGAGATCCTGCGAGAGGCACTCGAAGGTCCACTCGTGGTCGTCCCCCGCCTCCACCGAGATCTCGAGCGGGGACGGGTTCGGCAGGACCACGGACGTGGTCGAGAAGTAGATCGTCATACGGTCGACCTGTAGCCCCGGGCGATCCGGTCGCCCCGGTTCTTCGCCGCGATATCGTCGAGCATGTCGCCGGCCGTGTAGTCCTGCGAGAGGGTCGCGTTGACCGTCACGTTCCAGGTGTCGCCGCCGCCCCCGCCGCCGGCCGCTGCGCCGGTCCCGACGCCCGGGGCGGCCGAGGCGATCTCGCCGGCCACGGCCGAGGCCGCGCCCTTCGCCTGGCTGCCCGCCTCGGTGAGCGGGTCGACCACGTACGCGGACCAGTTCGGCATCTCCCGCAGCGGCCCCTCCTCGGCCGGCGAGTGCGGGAAGAAGCCGCCGATGATGCCCGCGATCGTGCCGACCGCCTGGCGGAGGATCTCGATCCCGCCGACGATCCCCTGGACCAGGGCGTTGATCAGGGAGACCCCCGCCGCCTGCATCCCGGAGGAGAGGTAGGTCGAGGCTTCGCCCGTGATCGTGTTCCAGAGGCCGCCGAACCACCCGGTGATCGCCCCGCCTGCAGTCGACAGAGCGCCCGAGATCGAGCCGCCGAGACCCGCGAAGGAGGCGGCCACCCCCGAGATATCAGGGGCGCCGATCGGTGGGAAGGCGAAGGCATACGAGGCGATCGTGGTGCCGATCCCCGAGAGGCCCTGGGAGACCCAGGTGCCGGCGTCGGAGAAGGCCGTTGCGAGGCCGGAGGTCAGGGGCCCCCATGCGGCCCCGGCCTGCCCCGCGATACGGCCGACGTCCTCCGGGATCCGCTCCCACTCTCCCGTGACGATATCGATCGCGGCCGCCCCGACCATGCCGAGCGGGGCGAAGAGGACCTGAGCCGCTGCCGCGATCGTCGGGTTGCCGGATCGGAAGGTGTCGCCGGCCGCCTTCACGGCGTCGAGCGCCCCGGACTTCACCAGGACGTAGACGCCGGCGAGGCCGAGGGCCAGGCCCCCTGCGAGGCCGGCTGCCATGCTCCCGGCCGCCGACCCGCCGATGGTCGAGAGCGTCCCCCCAAGGCCCGAGAGCCCGGACGAGATCCCCCCCGTGATCGCCGAGCCGACCGAGGCTGCGGCCCCGGTGATCGTCCCGGTTGCCCCCGAGAGGGCCGAGGCGATCGAGCCGCCGAGGAGGGTGTCGAGGCCGGCCACTCCGAGGATCGCCGGGCCGAGATTCGCCAGGCCCCCGATCACCCCGCTGATCGGGTCCAGCAGGCCGCCGAAGCCGGTCGTGAGCTTCGCGAGCCCGACCTCGGCGCCGGCCGTCGCGGAGACCCCCCGGTTGGTGGCCTCCGCCCACTTGTCGGCGGTCCCGGTCGCTGAGGAGATCTTCCCCTCGGCGGTCGTGAGAGCCGAGCCCTGCACCCCGATCGCGGCGGCGAGCTCCTCGGTCGAGATCTTCCCGTCCTTGTTCGCGTCGGAGGTCTCCGAGATCGCGGAGGTCAGGACGGAGAACATCTTCCGGCCGTCGTACCCGGCGTCCTTCATCACGATCAGCGAGGCGCCGATGTCCTCCATCGTGAGGCCGAAGCCCGAGGCGGTCGGGCCGATCTTCTTCATGGCCCCGGAGAAGTCCTCGATGTCGACCCCGGACTCGTGGAAGACCGAGGCGAGCATGTCGACCTTCCCGGGGACCTCGTCCATCGAGATCCCGAAGGCGTTGAAGGCGGGGATCAGCTGGTCCGTGATCGCGTCGGTCGGCATGTCGAGGCCGTCCGCGAGGGTGTCGAAGGCGGAGGCCGTTGCGAGGATCCCGGCCTCCGAGGTCATCCCCTCCCGGCCGAGCCGTTCGATCGTCCCTGCCGCCTCGGTGAGCGGCGTATCAGCGGTCCAGAGGGCGGAGGTGAGGGCCCGGACGGCCGTCTCGGAGAGACCCGTCGAGAGGGCGGCGCGGGCCGTGACGGAGTCGAACTCCTTGGCCTGGTCGATCGGCCCCACCATCGACTGAGCCAGCTCCGAGGCCGCGAGGCCGCCGTCCGTGAGCTTCTGCTTCCACGTCCCGACGCTCCGCCCGGACGAGTCGAGCGGTCCGCTCATCTCGTCCTTCAGGCGGAGCAGGACGTAGAGGTCAGCGAGAGCCCCGGATACTGTCATGCTCCTTCTTTGCCTCCTCGTTCAGACTGTTCCAGGCCGCGATCAGGTACGCGATCTCCTCGTCGGAGCAGCGCCCGAGCTCATGAGGGAGCTTCGCCAGGTAGTGGCAGAGCTGCAGAAAGTTTCGCCCGCCGGCCCGCGAGCCGAAAGGCACGGGCCTGCATCACCCGCTCCGCGTTGGCCTCGTTGGCCGCGTCCTGGAAGAGGGCGATCACAGACGACGAGAAGCCGCCCTGGATCCAGTAGTCCGGACCGAGCTCGGGATCCTTGCAGAGGGAGCCGATGATCTCGCAGATCTCCCGGGTGATGACCTGGACCTCGTCCGGGTCCCGGGACCGAACCATCTCGAGCTGCGCCGCGACCAGGCGTTCGATCTCGCCGAAGAGGGGGATCCGGATCTCGACCGGGATCGGCTGCTCGGGGGTCCCGAGGTCGATCGTCGCCGTCTCGGCCATCGCCCGCCGGAGGAGGCGCTGCCGGACGGTGAGGTCATCCCACGGGACTCGCTCCGCCTCCTGGTCGGCCGCCTCGAACCGGGCCGAGATCGAGGGGTTGTCGATCACCTCGCTGCTCATGCGAGGTTGACCTCGATCAGGTAGTCGACCGCGTACTTGAACGAGTCCTTGTAGAAGTCCTCGGCGTTCGACTCCTTGCTCATGTCCGTGGCCTGCGCCCCGACGAGGGCCCACTTGTAGATCGGCGTCCCGGCCGCGTTGCGGCGGATCCCGAGCAGGCAGCCGATCTTCTTGAAGCCCCGGTACTTGTTGGTCCAGGTCGTCTTCGTGCCCGTGGGCGAGCCCGTGAGCTGGTCCCCGAGGTTGGCCGCCACGAAGGCCTGGTCGTACGTGAACCGCTCGAGCTCGGCCGTATTCTCGGCGGCCCCCACGGCCGATATCTTCGTCGCCTGCCCGTGGACCGCGGCGGTCTTCGTGTCGGCCTTCGCCCCGCTCTTGACGTTGCCGCAGGAGGCGATGTGCGTCAGGGGCGTGGTCGACGTCTTCACGTAGTCCACGATCAGGATGTCGCCCTCCGTGATCCCGGCGTAGCCGACGAAGTCCGTCCCGGTCACTTCCGTGGCCGGCGTGTTCTTGTCGGTCTTGTAGTTGATGATCGCCGTCGCGACCCCGTCCACCGTCCCCACGACGAGGCCGTACTCGGCCGTCCCCGTGAGGGCAGCCCCGCCGGCCGTCACCATGCCGGCCGTGACCGTGATCGTCTCCGTGGCGACCTCCGCCCCGTGATACCACTTCACTTCCTGGCCCTTCGGAATGTCGGACCCTACAATGTCTGCCATGAGTTACACCTCTCTGAATTCGAGGAGGACGTCCGCCGGGACGTGCAGCCACCGGGTCTTGTCCTCGATTAACCGGGGGGCGTCGGCCACCTCGGACTTCGTGATGCTGTACACAGTCGAGCCGATCTCCCACCGCTCCGGCGTGAAGCCGACCCGGGGCTTGTGGAAGATCGACCCGACCGCCGAGGCGAGCCGCTCGACTGCCGACGGCGACCGGACTCCGTTCATGTCCCGCGGGGGGTCGTCCCAGCAGGAGCACTGAACCCGGGCCTTGTGGGCGCCGGGGACCTGCGGGTCCGGGATGTCGCTGATCTTGTGGAGCGTGATCGCGGGGAGCGTCTCCCCGAGCGGGACCTCGTCGTAAAAGACCCGGGCGCCGATGAGGGCGTACACGGCCGAGGTCGTGGCCACGAGCTTGAGCCGGACCCCCTCGTCGATCAGGGTCATCGGATCGCCCTCGCGATCGCGGCCTCGAGCTCGTCGCGAATGATCGCGGCCACCCGGTCCTGGTTCTCATCCACGGCCGGACGGGCGAAGGGCTGAGGGGAGGAGCCCATCGTCCAGTGCCCCTCGCCGTCCTCGTCCACGTAGAACCAGCCCCCCTGCCGGCCGTTGCCGCCCTCGGCGTAGACGCCGGTCCCGTACTCCACGAAGACCGCGTAGTACTTGTTCGTCCCGACCCGGACTGCCTTCTCGGTCACCATGCCGCCCTCGGAGAAGGTCGCGTCGACGACCACCTCGGCGTTGATGGAATCGCGGAGCTCGCCCGTCCGGACCGCGGCCTTCTCCTTCATCGCCCCCTCGATGACGAGGGCCCCTTTCATGAGAGCCCCCGCCTCCGTCTCGTTGACGTTGAGGCCCAGGCTCCGGATCCTCGCCTCGAGCACGTCGAGGCCCTGGATCGACATCACCTGCGGACCGGCCATCAGATCCTCCCGAGGAGCCATGCGAAGATGGTCGCGATGACCCCGCCGAGGATGGAGGCCACGATCGCGATCCCGGCCACGACCCCCGACCCGTAGGACTGCTTCCCCTCGAGCACGCGGAGCCGGGACTCCATGTCCAGCTTGCAAATGCGGTCCTGGTCGATGTAGTCGGTCAGCTTATCGGTCAGGTTCTTCCAGTCGGTCCGGAGCGCGGCGAGCTCGACCAGGGCCCGGGTCTCAGGGGTATCGGTCACTGGATCGCCTCCAGGTCGGCCCGGACATGCGAGGGGGTCCGCCCCTTGATCAGCTTCGCCGCCAGCACCCGGTAGGTGTGGAGGAAGCCGAGGACCAGGCCTTCGAGGACCTGCCCCTCGGTGATCGCGGTCGAGGCCGGCAGAAGGACAGAGGGGGCCCGCTGGACGTGCTCCCCGCTCTCGAGGATCAGAGTTCCGCCCTTCCCGTTCGAGAAGAGGCAACGGGACGAGGTGTACGTCTTCTGCGTCGTGAAGTGCCCCCGGTCGTCCGCCGTGCCGGTCGTCTGCTCCCCCGTCTGGATCCGGCACCACTCGATGAGCCGGGCCTCGATCACAGGAGCGCCCCCTCGTCATCGGTGAAGGTCGGCAGGTCGTTCTGATCGAGAGCCAGGCCCTCGATCGTCGCATCGCCGCGGACGACTCCCGCGTCCGGCGCATCGGCCACGGCCGCATAAGTGGCGAGCAGGGTCCGGTACTGGATCAGGTAGGTGGTCGTCCCCGGGTCTTTGCTGAACTTCCAGTCTCCGCCCCGGTCCTCGCTCTTGGTTTCCAGGTCGCCCTGCTCGTCTCCCGCGTAGTAGTGGCAGATGAGGAGAGCGAGGGCGCGGTCGTAGACGGCCGGGCCGAAGCCGGGGTCCTCGAGCGTCAGGACCTCGAGGGCGATCGCGTGGTAGTACGTGAGGTCCTCGTCGGCGATCGTGATCCGCCCGCGGGAGACGGTCGAGATCGTGGCGGTAGTTACGGTCATCCCGCGACCGCCCCCCCGACGAGGGCCGGGGCCACCTCGAGGACCTCGTCCCCGGTCTTCAGGATCGGATAGACGAAGACCCCCGGCCACGGTTCGGCCTGGCCTGCCAGGTCGAGAGCGAGGTATCGGCGCCGGTCAGTCGCCTGCTCGTAGGTCGTGATCAGGGGGGATGCGATCGCCCGGTCGGTCACGACCTCCTCCGCCGTGACGGAGAGGATCTTCCAGGGGGCCGAGCTCCCGAGTTCGATCCGGCCCCGGCCGTCCTGATACCAGTTGTCCGGGTTGATCCGGACGGGGTCCAGCTCGAAGAGGTCCCGCTCCTGGATGACGGCTGCGATCAGGGTGTCGGCCACCTCGCCGTAGTTGTTGTCGAAGCCGATCAGGCAGACCCCGAACTTGAAGATCGGTTCGAGGAGCGCCCGCCTCCAGGCCTGCTTCTCGTTCTTGAGGTAGACCCGATCGATGATCTCCCACAGGATCCGGGGGTTGCCCTCGAGCCTGTCGAGCCAGTGCTGCGGGACGCGGATCGCCTTGACGGCGAACCGGAGCGGGGCCTTGATCAGGTGATGAAACGCCAGCGTATCGGGGCTGGCGGCCTCCCATTCGGCGTCGGTGTTCAGGGGCGTGATCCCGAGGAAAACGTCCTCCTGGAGCCGCCTCAGCCGCCAGGTTCGATAGTAAGCACGGAGCCGCGCGAACATCCCGATCCCCCTAAAAAGATAAGGAGATCAGGCGATCGCGCCAGTGATCACGTAGCAGGACTCGTTGAGGGCGCCATCAGTCTGGAAGATGGTGCTCTTCACCTGCCGGAAGACGTCCATCTGGTAGATGGTCGCGCCGCTGTTGGGGGCGTCCCACTCGCGGACCTTCACGGGGCCGTTGCCGATCACGGCTGCGAGGCCCTGCGCGGACCCGACGATGCAGGACTTGGCGGTGATCGTCCCCGTCTTGTCCACGAAGATCGGGATGTCGAAGCCGGGGACCGTCCCAACGCAGCCCTTGAGGGCCGCCGGGTTGCCCGTGCCGACCGCCTTGATCGCGTCGGTCTGGAGGTACTTCGCATGGACCGGCGGGGGCATGATGCAGAAGTCCGCCGGGTACAGCATCGCGGCAACCGCCGTCTCGATGTCAACCAGGGGCGAATTTTCCTTGGTCGACCAGGCGCCCGCCGTGGCCCCGGTCTGCGGGGTCGTCTGGAGGGCCCGGATACACTTCTTCTCGAGCGTAAGGGCGAGCTCGCCGGCTGACGCCGCCTTCTGGATGGCGAGCGGGTCGCCGGCCTTGCTCTTGAACCCGGCCTCGTCGGACTTCGCGAGCTTCACCCTGTCCTTTTTCAGGTCGAAATCGACATGAATGAAGGTCCCGTTCTCGATGTCGGTCGTCTCGAGCTCCTCCACGTCTTCGGCGACGGAGCCGGGCTTCGTGATCGGGATCGTGCTGACGAGCTCGGGGACCGGCGTAACGGTGAAGAGCCCTGCGATCTTCGAAAGCGCGGCGGCCTGTGTGAGGACCCCCATCGCGATGTTCGTTGCGTTGAGCGACCCCTCGATCGAGGCCGCCGTGATGATGCCTGCCATTTACGTTCCCTCCCCGAGGCCGACGTAGACGGTCCCGGTTCCGCTGCCTGCGATCGCTTCCATCGCCGTGCCAGCCACGGCCACCAGCGAGGTGGTCGCGGGGGCCGTCGCGAGCATGATGGTCCCGCCCGTGTAGGGCATGACTGTGGCGCCCTTCGGGATCGCAGTCGTCGATCCGTTCGTGACCTCCATCTTACCGAGGATCACGACCCGGCCCGTCTCGGTGTCGGCGCCCGCGTCGAGTGCGACCCCGAACTTGCCGGTATCCCCGGACGCGACCGGGTCCCACTTCCCATCGGCCTCGATGTGAACCACGTCGCCCACGGCCACAGTCGCCCCGTAGGTCACGGGCATGACCTCAACCTCGTCGCCCTTGATGTCACCCGCGGTCATGCCGGCTCACCTCCGGAGACTGTCAGGCTCGTGTATCCGAGCTCGGCGAGCCGCTCCTCGTCGGTCTTCTGCGGGGCGCCCATGTTCGCGTGGCTCGCGCCCTGCGCCTGTCGGTCGGGAGCCCGGTTCGTGTTCGCGTGGATCATCTTGATCGCGTACCCTGCCGGGTCGGCCTCGAAGGCCTGGCGCTCCTTCGTCTCGTCCTCGGGCTTGGCCGTGAGGCCTGCCGGGATCGTGTTCTTGACCTCGAGCCACCGGGCGTCGGCTGCGTCCTGCGCCCTCTTCTTCTCGAGGTTCTCGAACTCCAGGAGCCGGGCGTTCGCAGCCGCGAGGTCCTCGTCGGCCTTCTTCTTCGCCAGGTTCGCCTGCTCGAGGAGGCGGGCCGATTCGTCCGGCGGCGGCGTGTTGGCGTGCGCCGCCGGGGCGGCCTTCAGTCCCTTGATCCCGTCGAGGATCTGGGACAGGAGGCCCTTTACTTCCGTGTCGTCTGCCATGTCGGTTTCTCCAAGATTGAGGAACATCGTCTTCGGGTCATTCGGCGGGACGCCATACCGCATATCGAAGAGGAGGATATGCGAGGGGACGACTTTCCCGTCCAGGTAGCCGGTCGGGTATGTCGCGGCGTCGTAGCCAGTGGACTGCCCCAGGTGGCCCGCTGCGTGGAGGGCGCGGACGTCGGGGTCGGAGAAGGTCAGCCGGGCGCCGAGCCGGGGCGTGCCCGCCGTGTGGATCGTTGCGTCCGAGACGGTCCCGGCGATCCGGCCGCCGATGCGGGCGATCTCGGCCGCGGCGTCCTGGCGGAGGGCCTCGTTGGAGGGGTGGACCGGGGGCCCCGGCTTGAAGATCATCGGGGCCGCGTTCCACTCCTCCTCGGTGCCGTCGAAATTGTCGACGCCGAGGTAGGTTTTCCTCCCTACCACGAACTCGTGCGGACAGGGGAGCCACTGATTCAGACCCTGGAGGATGGCCTCGTGGGTGTCGGGCGCGACGGTCGAGCCGAAAGAGGAGACGTGCTGGAGCTCGACCGGCTTCGCGCCCGGGTGCTGTGTCGACCGCGCATCATCTTCGGTCGCGGTTGGCATAGGTACTATTGGCGCCGATCCCCGGTATATAACAAATATTTTTTATAACGCTTTATAACGCTTTATAACGCTTCGAATGACGAAAAGAGGGTCAGGCCTTCGCCTTCTTCAGGGCGGACGATAGGCCCTGCTCGAGCGCTGCCGAGAAGTCGATCCCCTTCGCCGCGGCCCGGTCCGCAAGGGGCTTCGAGACCTTGACGACCTTCGAGACAAGGGCCTGGTCGTCGGTCGTGGCGAACAGGTACACGGCTGATCTGGAGCGTCTGCCCCCGTTGTGCGCAGGGTAGAGCCGGCCGAGGTCGCGGGCGATCTGCCCGTACGAGTCCTGCCCTGCATGCTCACGGATATACCGGATCTCGTCGGGGTGAAAGTCGTACCGCCGGCGTTCGTCGGTCATCGGGCCGCCTCCCGGATCACTTGCGCCGGGTTGCCGGCCGCCACCGTCCAGGGCGGGATATCCTTTGTCACGACGGACCCGGCCCCGATGATCGACCCCTCTCCGATCGTGACCCCTTTCAGGATCACGACATTACAGCCGATCCAGGACTTATCCTGAATGACCACGGGGGCGAGCGGGACCCCGTCCCAATCCCACAACGACGGGTCCCGGTGATAGCCCGCAAACTCTCCCCCCCGCCGGCGCCAGTCGAGGGGGTGGCCGTCCGTGTCCATGATCGTACAGTCCCATGAGATCAGAACATCCGACCCGATCGAGATGCCCCCCCCACAGAAGAGGAACGTCCCCGCTCCGATCGAGGTCCGGTCCCCGATCTCAACCGTGGCCCCCTCTCGCAGCGTGGCGATATCGCAGGCGATCATCGAGTCGGCCCCGACACGGATCCGGGTCCCGGGGCCCGTGACCGGCCCGCGAAGGTGAAATGTCTCGGTAAGGGTCGTCCTCTCCCCGACGAGGAGGGGGCACGTCTCGGGCCGGCCCGGGGCCATCAGCACCGCGATCGCAAGCCGGGCGAGCCGTGCAAAGGTGAGAGCCTTCTGTATCATGCCTCGGCCTCCGCACGGGTCTTGATCACGGGCTTGAGCCCGCACTCGCAGTTAGGGTGCAGGGGGAAGCTCGGCGCCTCATCGATCGGGTAGACCTCGCCGACAAGGGGATCGCAGTCGGAGCAGGGGGAGTCGCCGCCGAGGACCTCGACCTCCTCGACCCCCGCGTCCTTGTACCGGGACCAGGCCGCATCGTTGCGGATCCGGGACATCTCCGTCCGGGCGACCAGTGCGGCCTGGGATTTGCGCTCGTCGAAGTAGGTGGCGAGCTTATCGGCCAGGCTCCCGGGCTGGTACCCGTACGTCCCTTCTTTCGCCCCGAGGCTGCCGCCCTCCTCGATATGCTGCTGGACGAGCTTGCCGATCTCTTCCCGGTCCTTCGTCGTCTGGTCCTTCAGCCAGGGGGTGAAGAACCGAGTCGTAGTTCCATCCTCGAGTTGGACGACAACCGTCGAGCCGCCCTTCGCGAGGTCCTTCTTGTAGTCGGTCATCTGGTCGAGGGCGGCCTTGTGGACCTGGTCCCAGGCGATCCCGATCTTGAGGTCGCGCCGGGCCGTCGCGTCCCCCGTGATCGCGGCCTCGGTCCCGTGCTTGATGAGGATCCGCTCCTCCTCTCGCTGGAGGTCCTCGAGGGCGTCCTCGATCTCCTGCCATGCGGCCGGGGGGATCCGCTTCGGCTGGGCCATCAGTCGACCGCCTCAAGCGCCTTCAGCACCCGGTCCCGGCAGCGGTCGACCGCCGCCCCCAGGTCGTCGGCGGCTGCGGTCCGGATCGCGGCCGGCGTCTTTGCCTGGGGACCAACGTTGCCGAAGGCCGAGGGGGTGGCCGCCGGGATCCCCTCGTACTCGGCGTCGAGCCGGGCCTCCTGCTCATCGTCCAGGGGGGGCAGATGGTAGAGGGCCCGCCGCTCGGCCCGCGTGCTCGCCCGGGTCTTGAAGCTCGACTCGGCGATCTTCACCTCCTGGTCGGTCTTGTCGAACTGGAGATCGGGGAGGTCGATCTCGACCCGATAGCCCCGCCATCCCGTCTCCTCCAGGGCCCCCTGGAAGAGGGGGACGTAGGCCGCCTCGAGCCACGACTGGATGCCGCCGACGTAGGCCGCGAGGAGCTCGGCCTCGGAGGAGGAGGACCCGCCGATGGTGTTGCCCTCCTTGGCGATCATGCTCGAGGGGGAGAAGTGATCCTTGAGGAGGCGGGAGAGGACCTCGATCGTCTCCAGGTTGTCCGCGGTATCCGTGATATGTGGATCGATCAACTCCATGTTCTCCCTCAACGCGTACCCGGTGTTCTTCCCCCAGTTCTTTAGGATCAGCTTCGCGTACTCCACGTCCCCGGGGACCTTCCCGCCGAGCTGCTTCCGGGTCCGGGCGCCGTGAATCTTGATGAAGAGAAGCGGGGCGCCGACCCGGTGGCAGCGTTGCATCTGCGCGGCCCACAGGTAGTCGAGCATGGCGAAGACGGACGTGACCGCCAGGACCGTGGGGCGGCTGCCGAGCTCGGGCCGGATCGGGTCGTGGACCTCGAAGACGTTGTCCACCTTTACGGGGGCCAGGCTCGTCTCGTCCTGGACCTGGTGATACTCGACCGTCCCCTCCTTCGTGAGGACGATCCCGGGGAGGATCGGGTTGTAGGCCTTGACCTCGACCGCGGTCGGCTGCGTCGAGAACGAGTCCGGGGGCAGATACCGGATCTCCGTGACCCGGTACTCGTTGCCCTGCCAGGCCATCCCGATCGAGGAGAGGCCGGGGCCGTACCAGAAGGTCCCGAACCAGTCCCGCTGCATGGCATAGTAGAGAGAGACGGCCGGCTCCTGCGCCATCGCCGTGAGCCACTGCGAGGCCTCCGGGTCCGGCTCCCCCTTCGGGTCCAGGGCCGTGATCGTCGGCTGACCCCGGAAGATCAGGTTCCGCTGTTTCTGCGTGAGGGCGTCGCCGTACGGGCCTTCCGCGTACTTCTTCAGCTTCTCAACGGTGACGGGGGTTTCCTTCCAGGTGATCCCCGTCGAGGCCACCCAGACGACTCCCTCGGCCTCCTTGTTCGGGGCCTTCGTCGGTTCTTTCGGTGCTTTCGCTGCCATGGTTAGAGTCCTGGGATATCGTCTGACCAGCCGCCGAAGTCGGGGATATCGGCGGAGCGGTCTTCGCATGGTGCCTCCGGGGCGTCTCCGCCGAGGGCCTCGGCCCACATGGCGGCGTACCGGGTACAGTCCATGCCGTGATCGTCGACCTTCGACGGCTGCTCCTTGTTCGGGCGGCCGTCGCCGGTCTTCTGCCAGAGGTAGGTGTCCCACTCCTGCTCGGTGCAGGTCGGCTTGTGGGCGGCCAGGAGGGCCGGGTCCGCCTCGACCAGGGCCCCCCGCATCACGAAGATCCGGGGTCGGCCGTCGCCTGCCAGCTTGAGTCGGGCCTGGACGGCCTGGATCCCCGTGGATACCGCCTTCTTCGCGGCCGTCGTCCGGACCCCGTGGCGCTCGAGCGTGGCCCGGTCCTCGGCGTCGTGGTCGGCGACCGTGGCCGTGATCCACTCCTGTCCCGCCTCGAGCTCGAGGATGTCCCGGGCATGGTCCTCGACCAGGCGCCGGGTGTGGTAGATCTCCCGGTAGAGATACAGGCGGCCGTCCCCGTCGATCGCCCACCACTGGCAGACGAAGGGGTTGGTAAAGCCGAAGTCGATCGCCCGGATCCGGATCCAGTCAGGAGGGACCGGGAAGGGGTCGATCACGTGGACCGCCCGGTCGAAGTCCTCGTAGACGGCGCCCTCGGCCGTGGCCCATTTGCCCTTGCGGAGGCGCTGGTACCGGACTCCCGTGAGCTTGTCGAGGGTCGCGAGGGACCGCCGCCCCTGCTCCGTGATCGCCCCGGTCGCGGGGTCGAAGAGGGTCGGGTTGTCCTCGTGCCGGCTCTCGAGGAGGACCAGGTCGCCGGCCGCGGTGCGCTTCAGGATCCAGTGGTTCGCGCCGCCCGGGTTGCAGTCCCCGAAGATCTGAGCATAGGGCGCATTGCCGGCCCGGCCCGTCGTCCTGGTCGTGAGGGTCTCCCAATCGTCGAGGGTGAGCTCCTCGGCCTGATTGACGTAGATGAAGTCGCGCTCGCTCGAGAGGACCTTGTCCGGACGGTCCATGCCGCCCACGAAGATCCGGGAACCGTTCGGGTAGTCGTACCACTCGACGTGCTCGCCCCCGAACGATGTGACGGGGCTACCCTCCGAGAGGACCTTCTTCTCGAAGGTCTGGAGGACGGAGCCCGTCATCGAGGCCCGCGTCTTCCGGACGATCGCGCACTGAACGCCAGGATACTTCCAGCACAGGCCGTCGAGCTTCTCGAGAGAGGTCCGGGTCTTCCCGGTCTCCGATGGGCCGGAGAGGATCGCCTCGGGCGCCCGGCACTGCCAGAGGGCCCGGCCGCCGCCGTAGGGCGTGAAGGCGACCACGTCGCCCGGCGGGTTCTCGAGGATCACGTGGGGGGTCATTCAGAGATCATCCATCGAGACGCCGCGGAGGACCTTGACGACCAGGTCCACCTGTCCCTCGATCTTCGCCGTGGCCTCCCCGTCCTCGAGGCGGGCCAGGTCCGCCCCGACCTTCAGGAGCTGCGGGATCGTACCGGCCGGGATCTGATCGGCGGGCGTCGCCTCGAGGGCGGCCTTCGCCTTCGATACGGCCAGGCGGGCCGTCTGGACCCGCTCCCGTTTCGCCTCGGCCCGCTCGGCCTCGAGCTTCGCTGCCTCAGCCGCCGCCGCCGCTGCCGCGGCCTCCTCACGGGCCCGCTGTTGATGCTGATCGTAGGCCCGGACCCGCTCGTCCCACCCGTAGGCCTTCGCCCACTGGTCCACGATCGACCGGCAGCGCTTCCCCGAGTAGTGGATCCGGACGGCCTCGCAGACTTTTCGATCAGGCCCGAGGTCGCGGAAGACGCAGAAGGCCGCGTATGCCCTCGGGGTCTCGTCCTCGAGGCGGTCCCACGGCTGCGGCTGCTCGACCATCAGATATCGCGCTCGGCGCCCGGGTCCTCGTCGGTCGGCTCCCGCCCGGGATAGGTGAGCGGTCGGGCCTTGAGCTCGTCCAGGATGTCCGAGAGAAGTGCCTCGACCCGGGTGCCCTGGTCCTCGAGGCCCGCGACCCGCTGATCGATCCGGCTCATGGTCCGCTTCACCTGCGCCACCTCCTCGAGGGGGGAGGGGGCCGGGAGGATCTGTCGCTCGGTCCTGTGGTCGAGGTTGGGATCGGTGCTAATCCCCATCGGTCGTCCCTCCGACATACGGCACGGGCGCCGGCGGCCGGGACGTGCGCCCCTCGAACTCGGGGGCGTACCTGCCTTCTTTCTCGGCCGCTGAGAGTTCCATCATGCGCGGGCTCCAGGGCTCGCCGGGGGGCGGCAGGAGGTCCATAGCTTACCTCCTGGCGAGGACTTTGCAGTTCCCGACGTCGGCCTCGAACTCGAGCGCGGCCTCGCCGATCCGGATCTTCTCCGCGTCGGTCTCGACCCCGTCAGCCCTTGCGGCCCGGATGGCCTGGATGACCGCGACCAGGCTTGATGCAGCCTTGATGACGGCCTTGGCCTTGTAGCTGTACGCGGCATAGCCGGCAGCCATGCCGAGGGCCAAGGCCCCGATCTGCAAAAGAGCGTCGAACTCTGACATAGAATCTATTAGATAAATACCTATTATAAAAGTGATGAGAAAAGGATCAGAACTGACGCCGGTGCCAGTCCTGAAAGTCCTTGAGGATGGATGCAGCGTCGGCAACGTACTTGGCCCGCCGCTCCTCGCTCATGTGGCTGTAGAGTGATTTGGCCATCATATGCACATCGTTCTCGAGGACCAGGTCCTGGTATTTTCGAGCCGCCTTCCTGATGATCCGCTTGTGCTCGTAGAGGGTCTTCGGTTGGTAGATGTGACGGAGCCTGAGGATCTCGTACTGCTCGATCGTCGCGGGCAGGTCGAGCGGGGCGAGGTTGTGGAAAGGGAGGTAGACTGGGCCGGCGGCTGCGGTCATGCTCTCCCCCGGGGCCATCCCCCGATGACTGCTTCAAGGTGCTCGGGAGTCGGCATACCGCCCCGCTCGTACTCGCTGAAGGGGATCCCGGAGGCTATGGCCACGGCTCGCTCGACGGCCGCGCCCTTCGACTCTCTCCAGCCCGGTATGAGGAGGACCGCATCGCATCGCTTCATGAGCTCGATGTCGCCGTCGTACCAGTGCGAGACGGGGATGTCGAGGCAGTGCTGAAAGCCGGCCGTGTTCTTGTGGGGGCAGACGGGCATCCACCCCTTCCTCGCTGCCTCGAGCGCGATCCGTGACGCCGCCAGGATGTTTGCCTCGATGGTGTGGAGGGGGTCGGGGTCGCCCTCCGGCGCCGAGAACGGGCCGGCTATGTAGAGGATTTTCATCCCTCCACCTTCTGGTAGATGCCGATCTGGATGTTCCCGAAGACCGTTCGATACGCGGCGATCTTCTCTCGAGCCTCCTCGACGGTCGCACATTCCAGCCCGCTAATGCTACAGTCGAGGTCGGTGTAGATGATAATCTCGGGCGTCCATCGCCCCATCGTCTGCATCTTGCGCTCGCCCTGCAAACGCATCAGACCGCCCCCTTGACGTCCCCGTAGAACTGCCGTATCTCGTCTGGGAGGAAACCGAGGGCGAGCTCGGGGAGGCCGTTTGCAGAGACCCTGACCTGTCCGTAGACCGCCCGGAGGGTGACGCCGCCGGCCTGCAGGTACGCGGCCGGGACGCGCTGCGCGACTCCGTTGATCCTCAGCTGCTCGGGCCGGCCTTCGGGGGGCTGATACCAGATCCACTCGCCGTCCTCGACGTAGAGGCTGCCGGACGGGACCGGGTTCGGGATGACGACCGGGGGCGTGGGCTCGTCGTCGAGCGGGGCGTATGACGGGAGGCCTTTGAGGACGCTGTCCCCCCAGACCTCATACGTCGGGATGTCCTCACCCGAGATGATGATGTTCCCCCCGACCAGGGTGTACCTGAGCACGTCGTACTTGTCGCGGACCTGGGCCGCGTGCCCGGGGCAGTCGAAGTAATCGATGCGTGCCGTCCGACCGAAGAGGATGGCCGGCTCGGGCGGAGGATTGATCACGGTCAGGTCGAGGGTGCCCGAGCCGGTCACCTGGCCCTGGAAGGCCCGGACCTGCGCCCCGTCGCTGACGAACTGGATCTTCGCGCCGAGGCAGGCATACTCGGCGATCATCCCATACTTCGAGCCGGTGTCGCGGCAGCCGCGCACCACCAGCGAGTTCGGCTTTTCGTTCTTGATGCCGAAGCCGGCCAGGGCGCAGCGTTCGGTGCGGCAGTTGATGAGCTGGGCCGACTGGACATAGATCCCGCAGCAGAACCGCTCGACCTCGTCCGGACTGCATCGTTGGCCGCAACCGATGGCGACGCAGTCCTCGAGCACGAAGTCTTCAACGTCCTGCCGGTGCCCCGTCCATGATCCGTCGGTGTGGCATCCGCTCTGGTAGGTGTCCTCGGCACGGAGCCGGCGCCACGTCATGCGAATGATGTTGCCGGTATCCACCAGGAACCCGCAGCTCCAGTCGCGGGGGGAGAGGAGGCCGCTGCCACACGAGATGGCCTCGCAGTCTTCCCAGAGGAAGTCCGCGAACGTGCCGCCCTCCTGTGCGCCGTAGGTGTGGCACGAGAAGCCGTGATGGTAGGCCCGGTCCCCGGTGCATCGCCGGAGCGTGACTCCTTTGAGCGTCTTGCCGGGCTTGCAATAGAACAGGAATGCGGCCGTGCAGTTCCGGTTCAGGTCGTAGTACTCGCCTTTCTCATCGGCCTGCCGGACCGTGATATCCTCGCCGAGGAAGTCCCCCCCCGTGTCGAACCACTGGATATGCCCCTTGCCGATCATCTTGAACTGCTTGAGGGTGACGCCGGGCTTGTCGACGGTGATCCGGACGATTGACGATCTTGCCTCGAGGACAGTGCCGGGCTCGCCGGTGATCGTTGCCCCTTTGCCGGGCCGGAGGTAGCCGCCACCGGACGGGTCGCCAGAGCTGCCACCGTTGAGGTTGATGCGGCCGTCGAGCATGTGGACCTTCGCGCCGGCGACGGTCCAGTACTTCGCAAGCACGGCCATATCGGTGCGGCCGTCGAGCCGGACGTCGGCCGGTTCGATATTGCCGGCCGGGGCGATGATGATGGTCTCGGTCATACAGGGATCACCTTCAGCAGGACGGCCGGGCCGTCTTCATCCCAGATGCGGACGGGGTTCTCCTGCCCGTCCTCGGTCTTGCGGGTCTCGACCTGGATCTTCTCCCCCGCGGTGAACGCGCGGGACTGGACGCCGGGCCGGGTCAGGAGCTCGGCGAGGAGCTGGGCCCTCGAGTAGCCCCGAAGCCCGAGCTTCACAGGCTCGCCTCCTCAGCATCGTCTCCCGTCTTCCACTCCTCGGGGCACTCCTCGGGCTCGAGCCGGTCGACAGGCGAGACCTGCCGGCGCTGGAGTTCTGCCTTCAGCACGACGAGCGGGACGTCTTCGAGAGGTTCGGTCATGGGGCCTCCTTCGGGACGACGAGGACCGCGCCGCCGGGGGCGAGGGATATCCGCTTGAACGCATCGAACGGAGTGTCGTATGCTGTGACTCCCTCCCGTCCCTTCAGCGCCTCGACCATGGCCGCAGTCGGCGCCTGCTCGCAGATTGCGATCCATTCGTCGAGGTGGAGTTCGTGGCTCCACTCGATCGTACCGCCAGTGGAGTGCGGGCACCTGTCCGGGGGCACCGTCTCGTATCCCTCGGGGTTGTGGACCCCCAGGAGCACGCAGTGGGGCGAGCAGTCTCGGCAGATTGAGATCATGGGCTCGACGGCGGGGGGCTGTGCCCCTTCGTTTCCTACATTTTTTCCAGTTTCGTGAGATGGGGTCATGGTGTCACCAGGGGGTAGATTTCGTACGAATTTCGACGGTCGGCGAGAGCGGCGAGGGGCCTGAAAAGAGGGGGTGCAGAGGGGGAGATCAGTCCCCGTGCCAGGGTGCCAAGGTGCCAGGTATTTTGGAAAGTCCTTACGCAAGTGTAGTACATGGAGAATACTTTCCGGATCCGACCGGCACATTGGCACAACTAGATCCCCTCCCATTCCGAACGACGCTCGTCATTCGTCTTGTACGTGATTCCGAGCCAATACCGGACGAATTCTGTTTCCCCTTTCGCGTTGATCAACCGGGCACGTCTTGGATCACCGACGACCCCTCGATCCTTGAGTGCGGCCGCGAACTTCTCCGCCGAGACGATCGATCCACCATTATCCCGCACAAATGACTTGTACGCGGCATAGAGATCGCTCCGGACCTCACGGTCATTCGGCCCGAGGGTGATGATGCACTCCTCGTCGAGGAACTTCGAAACGGCATCGGCGTCGAGCCGGTACTCCTCGGTCGCCACCTTGAATACCTCGGGTTGGATCAGTTTGCGCCCGGCCCTGTGGTAGGCCCTGAGCCCGTCGAGACACCAGTTGAGAATGCCCGACCGTTCCACGAGGAGCTTCTGAACGATATCCTCATCACGCTCCTCCAGCGGGATCTCCACGGTGAACGGCACGAGCCATATCCGTCTCCAGATAGCTTTGTCGGTCGAGACCGCCGGCTTGTGGTTGGTGGCGTACCAGATCTTGTAACCCGGGGTGTACTCGAACTCCCGTTCGAAGAGCCGGCGCACCGTGATGCGATCGCGGCCGGTGATCGACTTCACCGCCTCCTCGTCGAGTCGCGCCCCTTCGGCACTCTCGCTCGTCGTCACGAGCCGGGCGCCGACCAGGTTGGCAAGTTCGGTCTTCGGGCCTTCGTTATGCCTTCGCTTCATCAGGGTCTTCGAAGCGTCCGCACTCTTCGAGTAGGCCCCCCAGATCGTCCCGAGCACTTCGAGGGTCTTGCTCTTCCCGTTCGAACCGGTCTTCCCGTAGAGGATGAAGAAGACCTCGGCCGGGTTGTCGGCGAGCATACTATACCCACACATCTGCTGAAACCCGTCGATGGCCTCCCGGTCCCCGGCGAAGATGCGATCGAGGTGGGCGAGCCAGAGCGGGCACTCGGCCTTTTCATCGTAGTCGACGTCGGCCATCTTCGTGAGATAGTCCTCGGGGCGGTGCTCTCTGAATCGAACCTCGTCGAGTTCGATCGTGCCGTTTCTCACGTTGAACAGATTGGGATCCATATCCAACTCCTCGACCGAGATCGGAACCTCCGATCGGGCGAGCTCGAGCATTGCTGTTAGGGTGCGGGCCGACTCGGCCTTCTTTGCGAACTGGAGGAGGGCGCGCTTGACCTGATCATCTTCGATCTGCGAGACCTCCGCGTAGAGCCGGCGGGCAGTCGTCTTCGCCCGGATCCGGATCGCATCGGTCCGGTCCGGCACCCAGACCCGCTTGTCCCAGATGAGCCAGGACTTCATCTGGTGACAGTACAACACCTCCTCCCAGTGGGCCGCGACGAACCGTTCGGCGAGCCCCATCTCGGTATAGTGGTCCTCGTGCTTCGACAGTTTCGTGACCGGCATCCGGGTTTTCCGGGCGCGTTCGTGCTCCTCCGCCACGAGCGTCATCAGGGTGGAGGTATCGAGCGAGTACGAGTATCCCGTGTTGTAGACGCCGGCGCTGGCGAGGACCTCCTGGGGAGTGGTCTTCTTGTGGAGGAATATCGACCGGGCGTGGGCTCGGAGCATCTGCTCGAGCTCCTTCCGCTTCGTCTCGACGTCGACCGCATCGATCGCGGCCTGCATCGCCTCCAGGTCGGCCTGGATCTGAGCCTCGCGGCGCTCCCTCTCGGCCTCCGCCTCGGTGCACATCCGATTGACGATCTCCCGGACCTCGTCGGCCGGGATCGGGCGCGACGAGTCGATCAGCCAGTCGATCACGGACTCCAGGGGGGTCTCCTGTTCGATCGCGATCGCGACCTGTCGCGAGAGATGCGCCTCGGCCGCCGCCCGGGGGTCGTCCGCTTTCCGTTCCATCTCGCGTTTCCTGATCAATGCGCAGTGGCCGATGAGTCGTTGGGAGAGGTAGTACTCGCGGCCGTGGCCGCGCTCCAGCCCGATCACGTCGTCGGGGGTCGATGGGACCGGCAGGTCGTCGCGGACCGGCAGGTCGCGGGCGGCGGTCAGGTCACTGATACCCTCACCTCCTCTACGCTCTCGAGCGGGCCGGTCTCGAGGGGAAGGGGGCCGGCCTCCCCCGCGAACGACTGCGCCATCTCCATGAAGACGCTGAGGGGGACGACGGCGTAGGCCTGCGAACGATTCCGAGAGAACACAAGCAGCGGCCGGAGGCCCTCGGCCTTCGCGTTCGCCTCGCATTGCGACATGGCCTTCCAGATGTTCAGGGCCTCGACCTTCTTGCACTCGACCGCGAACGGGAACGCCCGGGCCGCGAGGGTCGAGAGTTTCATGTCTGCGCCCGTCTCGCCCATGATGGCGGGGCGGACGTCGCGGTCGGAGAACCCGAAGGTCGCGCGGATGACGTTGGCGATCGTCGTCTGGAACGTTCGCCCTTTGGCTTTGCAGCTGGCTGGTTTCATTCGGGTCTCTCCTGGATCTTCGTGACAGTACGGAACCGGACGACCGCTCCTCGCAGGAACGCGGCCGTCCGGCCCTCTCCCGGCGCCAGGTCGTGCGCCGACTTCGACAGGTCCACGAGGTCCTCGGCCGGGATGTGGGCGAGTTTCCGGGCGTTCGTGGTCACAGTCTCGTGGGCGAAGCCGGCCGCGAGGGCCTGCTCCGCAAACGCCCACAGGTCGGGCCGGTGCGCGAGGGCCAGGACCTTCACCGGGGGCTCGCGGCCGTCGAACGCTTTGACCAGGCGCTCCTGGCACCAGGCCTTCGCAGCGTCCCGGCGCGAGACCGTCACCGCGACTTCGTCCGGGATCAGGTCGATGCCGTGGATCCGGCGATACCTGCGGACCGCACTCGCCGCGACCTTGATCGATGCCGAGTTTTCATACTGCTCGCCCGCCAGGTCGACGGCGATCAGGGTCGGGTCCTGCAGCCGCTCGGGGGTGATCCGGCCGAGGACGCAGAGATCCGACCGGATGCTCGACCCCGGGGCCTTCGCGGCGATGCGGGCCTCGGCGTACTTCCAGAGGTCGGGCCGGCCGATCAGGGCCCTCGACCGGATCGGGGGGGTCTCCGTGCCGAAAAGGGACCGCCATAGCGCCCCACAGCGTTTCTCGTAGTCCCGGATCATGTTCCCGCGCCGGATCTCCAGGAGCTCCTCGGGAGTGCGACGTGGGGCCGAGACCTTCTTCGGCCGCGGCTGCCGGGGCGGTTTGACGGCCTTCGGCTTCGGTTCGCGCGGGGTCTTCACCTTCGGGGGCTTCGGTTCGCGCGGGGTCTTCACCTTCGGGGGCTTCGGTTCGCGGACCGGTTTCGGCCGGGGCTCGCGCGGCGTGGTGGCGGGGCGTCGATTCTTACCGGCGTCCTCCTCCAGCCGCTTCAGGGCTCGGGCCAGGACCGGGTTCTCCGGGGCCCGTTCGTCGTCCCGGGCAGGCTCCGGCACGGGGGAGACGAGCTCGAGGCCGTTGTCCCTGCGCCAGTTCCAGCAGTGCTCGTCGTGGACATCTTCGCCGATGTGGCATGGGCCGAACGACGGGCAGACGTCGCAGAGGAGGGCCTCGCTCACGCGATCGCCTCCGCAGTGGCCGAGATCTCCGCAATAGCCGCTCTCTCAGGCCGTGTCGGAGCCTCGGCGGGTTCGAGGTCGATCGGGTCAAAGCAAAGGCCCGAGAGCATGGATTTGAGGGCTCCGAGGGGAGCTGAAAAGAATCCCGCACTGTCATCCAGACCCGGGCGAAAGAGGATCGAACTCTCGAGCGGGATGGCGAGCCCGTCCTCCGGGCGCTCGTCGCCGTCCGGGATCCGGACCAGCTCGGCGAGCACATGGCCGCGGACCAGGGCCCGGGCATCGGCCGGCCGGAGGTAGTGCGGACCAAGGTCAAATCCGTCGATCCGGAGGCCGGTGGCGAACGGGGAGATCACGGGCATGGCGACTCCTCGAAGACCACGATCCCATCGGTCGGAAGCACGATGATGCACTTGGCATCGAACCAGACGAGGAGGTTCCGAACCTGCCGGCGCAGGACGGATTTGACCTGTGATCGCTTGGTCGATTTCGTATCATGGTAACGAGAGTCCGCCTCGATCAGGGTCTCGATGGGCCGCTCCACGAGGTCTCGAAGCGAGTTCCGTCTGAGGAAGCGGCGGGCCGCGTTCGTCTCCTGCCAGGCGCGGTCGTGCTCCTGGCGGTGCGCCGAGTCTTTGAGCCAACGGAGATAAGGGAGGAGAGGGTCGGCCGGGTCTTCGCGGGGGGCCCGGTTCGGTCGGCGGTACGCGATCGCGGCCAATCGCCAGGCCTCGTCGACGACGAATCGCTCGGTCTGTTGATCTAGGCAGGGTATATAGCCGGGGATCTCGGTCAAGACCGCGATGTCGCACGGAGGCCGGACGATCCGGGCCGGGGCGGCGGCGCTCATGAGGATCCCCCACAGGAGCTGGCCGGGCATCCGCCCCGAGATGGGAGAACGTCGCGGCGGGCCGCAGGACAGTAGGGGGAGCACGGCCGGCAGATCCCCTCTTGAAACCCACAGGGCATGAGGCGATCGTGATCCACTTCTGATCCGATCACAGGGCCGCCCTCCCGTCCGCCTCCCGGCGCTGCTGCCGGTCGTGCCTATCCCAGGTCAGTCCGAGCACGATCGCACCGCCGAGCGGTCCGAAGGCGATGCCGACAGCCAGGGCGATGATGCCGACGATCGGCGGGGTCATCGCGTCCTCCGCCGGTACGAGTCGACGATGACGAGCACCAGCACGACTGCTGAGAGCCCGAGCGTGACGATCGAGCCCATGACGAGCCAGCTCATGCCGGCAGCCCCCAGCAGATGATCCCCTCGGGGACGGTGATCTTCTGACTCTGGAACCCCTCGAAGTAGAGGTCCAGGCCGCGCTCCCTGGCGGTCTGCTCCGCGAACCGGAGCGCCTCGTGCCGCTCGGTGCCGCGGTACGACCGGTCTGAATAGGGCGTGTCCGAGAGACCGTCGATGATGTACCCGTCGTCGAAGGACGGGCCGTCGGCGAGGACGGGGACGTGGAGGATGCCGATCGTGATCTGGATGCTCCCCAGGTCCATCTTCTGCCGGTGGATCCGGACGACGTCGACCCAGGGCATCGCCTCGAGCTCCGCGATCCGATCCCGGATGAGGGAGAGCGAATGGCTGGCTTCTCGCATGGCCCTGCCGAGCTTCTCTGTGGCGTAGCGTCGAGAGTTTTCGAGCCATTCGACCCGGAATTCAGCCTTGATCTCCTCCTCATCAGTCCGGCTCCCGTGACAGTAGCGGGTCATCAGAGCACCTCAGCGAATGCCGGCGAGACGTTCATCGGGGTGATCGCCCCGGCGACGTGGTAGGCCTGCGAGGGGCTGACCCCCAGGAAGTCGAACACGGCCGCAGCCCGGTGTGCCCGGGCGAACCGGACGAGCGCCTCGTCGGTCGACGTGCCCATGAGGCCGGCGAGGGTCACGGGGTCGGCATCGGCCTGGCAGGCGGCGACGAGGCTCTTGTCGAGCAGGTGCGCCAGGTCGTCCGAGGTCGGATCTTCCGCGGCCGGGTCGAGCCGGACGTGCAGGAAGTCCATTTTCCGGTTGAGTTCGATCGCGAGGAGCCAGAGCCGGCGCCCGTCGCAGAGATGCTCGGTCGGGTCGGCGCCAATGCGGAACTCGTAGATCCGCTGTCCAACGGCAGCCGGGACAGTTGTTTGATACTTGAAGGTCGGGGATATCAT